ATGCGCGCCGCGCAGCAGAAGGTCTCCGGGCTGGAAGCGAATATCGCTGGTCAAGGCGGTGAGCCTTCGGCCAAGCAGGCCCGCGAGCTGGAGCGCGCCCGTGCAGCGGCGACGCGTGCGGAGGAGGCCTACCGCCGCCAGCGGTCGGCAGTGAATGAACTCTCGACCTCTTTGCAGCGTGCGGGCGTGAACACCCGGGCCATGGGCACCGAGTCCGCGCGCCTGGGGAGCCAACTGGAGACCCTGCGCACCCGCACCGAAGCCCTGACCCGTGCCCAGCAGGCACAGGCCCGCAACCTGGAGAGCCGCAGCGCCTACCGCACCCAGCTGATGGATGCGGTGGCCTTGGGCGGCGCGCTCTATGGCCTGGTAAAGCCGGCGGTTCAGTTCGAGTCGGTGATGGCCGACGTCAAGAAGGTGGTCAACTTCGACACGCCGGATCAGTTCGGGCAGATGAGCAAGGATGTGCTCTTGCTGTCGACGCGCATTCCGATGGCCGCTGACGGCATTGGCGCCATCGTCGCGGCCGCCGGTCAGGCCGGCATCGCCCGCGAGGAGTTGCTGCGCTTTGCCGAGGACGCCGCCAAGATGGGGGTGGCATTTGACCTAACCGGTGAGCAGGCCGGAGCCGCGATGACCGGCCTGCGCTCGATCTTCGGATTGACCCAGGACGAGGTGGTGAAGTTGGGGGATGCCATCAACCACCTGTCCAACAACATGGATGCCAAGGCATCCGATCTTCTGAACATCGCCAACCGGGCGGGATCGACGGCGAAGCTGTTCGGCCTGTCCGGGGCACAATTGAATGCCCTCGGGGCGACCTTCCTCGCCTTGAAGACGCCGCCCGAGGTGGCCGCCACCGGCATCAACGCCTTGCTGATGAAGCTGGCCACCGCCGACAAACAGAACGAGAAGTTCCAGCAAGGCCTGCAGGACATCGGGCTGTCGGCCGAGGTCATGAAGAAGATGATCCAGCGCGACGCTCAGGGCGCGCTGACCACCTTCTTGCGGCAGGTGAAGAGCGCGCCCGATCTGATGGGCACGCTCTCCGATCTGTTTGGCGCGGAGTATGCCGACGACATCGCCAAGCTGGTGGGGTCGATGGAGACCTATGAGAAGGCGGTGGGCCTGGTGGCCGATCAGACCGCCTATGCGGGCTCGATGCAGAAGGAGTACGAAGCACGCTCGGCCACCACCGCCAACAATCTGCAGCTCCTCAAGAACCAGATGAGCCGGCTGGGCATCACGGTGGGCAATGCGCTGCTGCCGGCCTTGAACAACTTGGTGGGCGCGTTGATGGGGCCTATCGATAGCCTGGCCCATCTCGCCGAACGGTTTCCTATCGTCACGCAAGTGGTGGTGGGCACCGTCGGTGCCGTGCTGGGCTTGAAGGTGGCCACCATCGCATTGGGCTATGCCTGGACCTTCGTGAAGGGGCCGATCCTCGGTGCGCAGGTGGCGTTTCAATCGGCGCGGGCCGGTCTGGCGTTGCTGCAAGTGCAGGCGGCAGCGACGGGCACCAGTGCGGGCATTCTGTCGCTGGCCTGGAGTCGGATGCAGACCGGAGCCCTCGGGCTGATCGCGCCGATCAAGTCGGCAGCGCAGGCCTTCTGGTCGATGCTGCCGGCCATTGGTGCCACCACGACTGCGCTCTTGACCAACCCGATCACCTGGATCGTCGCTGGCATCGGGGTCGCCGTCGCAGGCCTTGCCTTGGTGATCCGCAAATATTGGGACCCCATTGCTGCCTATGTGGGTGGCGTGTTCCAAGGCATTCGCGCCGCAGTGCAGCCAGCGATCACCAGCTTGACCACGGCGCTGGCGCCACTGGCACCCATCGGTCAGGCGGTCGCGTCGGTGTTCGGATTCATCGCCGATGCGATCAGCGGACTGGTCGGCTGGGTCGGTGATCTGCTGGCCCCGGTCACCCTCACCAAGGATGAGTTCGACAGCCTGTCCGCATCCGGGCAGTCCCTGGGGACGGTGATCGGCAGCGTATTGAGCGCGGCGTTTACGGTGCTGACATTCCCGATTCGGGCAGTCGGTACGTTGGTGGGTTGGGTGATGGAGGGCTTTCGGTGGCTGGTGTCGTTCTCGCCGCTGGCTGCACTGCAAGCTGCCTGGCAACCCCTCTCGGGGTTCTTCGGCGGCCTGTGGGGCAGCGTGGTCAGTGGTGCGCAGTCGGCCTGGCAGCAACTGACCGCTGTGCTGAGTTCGCCCAGCCCACTGCAGGCGTTGCAGTCGGTTCTGGGATCGATGCTGAGTGCGCTCGGCAGCCTGCCCGGCCAGTTCATGAGCCTGGGCAGTGCGATGCTGCAAGGTCTGGCCCAAGGCGTGCGCAATGCCGCAGAGCAGGCCGTCGCCGCAGTCGGTGAAGTGGCCGCCGGGGTGCGTGACCGCTTCAAGGCGATGCTGGGCATCCACAGCCCGTCGCGGGTGTTCGCCGCGCTGGGCGGCGCGCTGTCACTCGGCCTGGCGCAGGGCGTGGCGGCCGCCGGGCCGCAGGCGGTGGAAGAGGTCGGGCGGCTGGCGAAATCACTGCAGGCGGTGCCGCTCACGATCCCATCGCCCGAGGTGCAACTGCCGCAGGCTGCGGCACTGACGCTGCCGTCGCCCAATCACCCCTCGGCGGAATCTGCCATGCCGACAAATTGGGGCGCTGGCCGGCCATTGATGACCACGACGTCAACGGCTGCCGCAGCAACCGCTACGCACTCGATCCACTTCGCGCCGCAGATCACCATCTACGCCCCGCCGGGCAGTGATGCGCAGTCGATGGCGTCCGACGTCGAACAGCGTCTGCGCCGCCTCATCCACGACGCGCTGCGCGGCAGCCGCGCGGCGCTGCACGACTAAGAGGAAATCGCATGGCCGAGCGAGTGATGATGGCGCTGGGCCCCTTTCGCTTTGAAGTGGGGCAGGCGACGTATCAAAGTCTGGCGATGCGCCAGTCGTGGCGCTGGCCCGAGCAGGCGCGCATCGGGCGCGAGCCGGCGCTGCAGTACACCGGGCGCGAGCCCATCGAAGTCACGCTGTCCGGCACGCTCTACCCCAGTTTCGATGGCGGACTCGCGCAGGTCGAGCAGATGCGCGAGCTCGCTGACAAGGGCGAGCCGCTGCAGCTCGTCGACGGTCTCGGGCGCGTGTGGGGCGCATGGGCCATCGTCGAGGTCGGCGACACCCGCAGCGTGCTGATGGACGATGGCCAGCCGCGCCGAATTGCGTTCGAACTCAAGCTCAAGTCATACGGCGAAGACAACATCGTCACCGATATCAGCGGCGGCTGGAGCCCGTTTGCCGTGCTGCTGCCGATCATCGATGAGGTGGCGACCGACCCGCTGGGCGCGCTCAATACCGTGGTCGGCGATGTGGTGCAACGAATTGCAGGGTCGATGGGCGGCAGCGTCATACAGCGCGCATCCGTGCTGCAGGACGCCGTGCGCGACGTGATGCAGCCGTTGCGCACCGCGCTCAACGGCGCAGTCAGCCGACTGCGCGAGGCAGGCGTGACGCTGCCGGCCATCGATGCGCTGCTCACGAGCGTGGCGCGCGCCAGCGCCGCGCCGCTGTCGTCGTATGACGTGATGGCCGCGCAGATCGCGGCGCTGCGCGACGACATCGAGCGCGCCCGCCGCGAAGCCGAGCGCCACCCGCAGGCCGCCGAACTCCAAGAGGTGCTGGGCAGCGCCGAGCGCGCCTTGCAAGGTCTGGTGCCCGCCGAGCAGGAGACTGCCTGATGCTGACGCAAGACGACATCGTGGTCATGGCCCGCGAGGGGGACATGATCGACTACCTTGTGTGGCGGCACTACGGGCGACTGGACGTGCTGCCGCTGGTGCTGCAGCACAACCGGGCGCTGGCGCGCCTGAGTGCGCGCGACATGCTGCGCTTGCCGCAAGGCACGCCCGTGCGCATGCCCGTGCTGGCCGATGCGCCGCAGCTGCCTGTCGTGCGCCTGTGGTCGTAAGCCATGCAGCCGCGCTTTCGAATCATCGCCGACCGGAACGACGTCACGCGCGCCGTCGCCGATCGGCTCATCGAGCTCATCATCACCGACGAGGCGGGGCTGGCGTCCGACGTGGTGCGCTTGACGCTCGATGACCGCCGTCGCGCCGACGGCGCAATCGCGCAGCTGCCGCGCATTGGCACGCAGCTCGAGGTTGCCTTGTCATACGCCGGCGGCGCGTGGGTGCCGATGGGTCGCTACATCATCGATGAGGTCGAAATCAGCGCGCCGCCGGCCACGCTGACGGTCTCGGGCAAGGCCGCCGACATGGTCGGGCCATTTCGCAGCCCCAAGACGCGATCGTGGCACGACACGACGCTGGCACGCATCGTCGAAGCCATCGCCGCCGAGCACGGCTACACGCCCAAGATCGACCCCGAACTGGGCGCAATCGCCATCCCGCACGTCGACCAGACCGAGGAGTCTGACATGGCGCTGCTCACCCGGCTGGCGTCCAAGCACGATGCCGTATCCAAGCCGGTGGCCGGCCACCTGGTGCTGGCCAAGCGCGGGGCGGCCAAGAGCGTCACCGGCCAAGCGCTGCCGACGATCACGCTGCGGCCGGATCAGATCAGCGAGTGGCGCTATCAGTACAGCGCCCGCCGGATAGCGGGCAAAGGCGGCCCCGGTCTCGCCGACAACAGTGACGAGAGCCACGGCGGAGTCAAGGCCTACTGGTGGGACTACCAAAAGGGCGAGCGGCGCGAAGTCGTCGTCGGAAACCCGCCTTATGAGGAACTGCGCTACGTGCACGCCACCGAAGCCGAGGCCCGAGCCGCTGCCGCCACCCGCAAAAACCGCGGCGAGCGCTCGCGGGCCGAGCTGAGCTTTCGGATGCCCGGAGACCCGCGCCTGGCCGCCGAGGCGCGGCTATCCATTGCACTGCGACCGGTCATCCCGACTCGGTGGCGCATCACGCGCGTCGAGCACCGCTTGAGCGCGCAGGGGTACAGCACCAGCGTCGAGTGCGAACGCGACGTCACCGATCCGATATCGATCACGCAAAGCGAGGTCAACGATGACACCCCATGACACCCAGCCGATCACGATCACAGCCAACGAGCTCAAGGCGATGCTGGAGCAGGCTGCCGAGCGCGGCGCTGAGCAATGCCTGGCCAGCCTCGGCCTTGAAAACGGCCACGCCGCGCGCGACATCCGCGAGCTGCGCGACCTGCTGGCCGCTTGGCGCGAGGCGCGCCGCGCCGCCTGGCAGACCATCGTCAAAGTCACCACGACTGGCATCCTGGCTGCGCTGCTGGTCGGCATTGCAGTCAAGCTCAAACTGACAGGAGGCGGCTCATGATCGAAACCCTGTTGGGCGGATTGCTGGGCGGCGCTTTCCGGCTCGCGCCCGAAATCCTCAAGTGGCTCGACCGCAAGGGCGAGCGTGCTCACGAACTCGCCATGCAGGACAAGGCCTTGGAGTTCGAGAAGCTGCGCGGCGCCCAGCGCATGGCCGAGATCGGCGCGAGTGCAGATGCCGCGTGGAACACCGGAGCCATCGAGGCCTTGCGCGAGGCGGTTGCGGCCCAAGGCCGACCCTCTGGGGTGCGGTGGGCCGATGCGCTGTCCATCAGCGTGCGCCCGGTCATCACCTATTGGTTTATGGCGCTCTATTGCGCGGCCAAGACCGCTGCCTTCGTGGGCGCTATCCAGGCCGGAGCAGACTGGATCGCCGCCATCCAGGCCGCGTGGACTGAAGCCGACCAAGCCCTGTGGGCCGGGGTGCTGAACTTCTGGTTCCTGGGGCGGGTATTCGACCGAGTGCGGCCATGATCGCGGTACCCCAAGCGGCCATCGAGCTGGCCAAGCGCTTTGAGGGCTTCCACCGCGTGCCCAAGCACGATCCAGGGCGCGCGCATCCATACATCTGTCCGGCCGGCTACTGGACGATCGGCTACGGGCATCTCTGCGACCCCAAACACCCGCCGATCACCGAAGGCGAGGCCGAGGCCTACCTCGCCCAGGATCTGAAGGTGGCGCTCGCCGCCACGTTGCGCTACTGCCCGGTGCTGGCCGCAGAGCCGGAAGGGCGGCTGGCCGCCATCGTGGACTTCACCTTCAACCTCGGCGCAGGTCGGCTGCAGACATCGACGCTGCGGCGGCGAGTCAATCAGCGTGACTGGGTTGCTGCGGGACAAGAACTACGCCGGTGGGTGTTCGGCGGAGGCCGCGCCTTGCCAGGGCTTGTGGCACGTCGAGAGGCGGAAGCCGCGCTGATGCGATAA